TGTAGAAAACCTCACGAGGATCGCGGGTATAGATGAGTTCGTATCTATGGGCGCCGAACAGGGACGTAAGGTTCGCATGAACACGGCTAAGATGTCTATGCAAGCTGGTTTATCTCGTGCATACAACTACACGAAAGGCGTCGTTAGCTTGCAGTACATCACTGCAGAGGCTGCGCTGCGACTTATGAGTCAGGCTGGCACAGAGGAGCTTGTGAAGCTACTCCGTGAACCGGGACTGGGTAAGGCACTTGTACGTATGATCGAGACGGGCAATGTACCAGAACAGATGTCTGATCCTAAATTCATCGAGCCCCTCCTGCGTGGTATGGCCATGATAGAAGCACGTGGCGGGCAGTACGATGACGATCCGTATGCTGAAGTCATGTACGGAGAGATGGATGAGGACACAATGCTGGAGTCTGCCTTGAGTATGATACCGGGAGCAGCACAGGACGTGACTCGAAGCAGCATGGCGGCTAAGGGGAAGGGCGAGGAAATGCCGAAGCCAGAGATGACTGGTCAGCAGAAGGCTATGTATGAGTCAGGGTTTCTACCCCAATAACAACATAAAATAACAACAACTTACAGGGGACCTTCGGGTCCCTTTTTTTATGACTCGATCATCTTCTCGAGCACCTTCCTGTATCGGTTGACCGCGCGTATGATACGCGGCCCCAGTGTAGGATTACCGAGTCGCCCGACCAGACTCTCAAACTCCGCAGGGTTGATGTTGTCGAGACTCAGTTCTAGGTTAGCGTCCTGATTCACATCGATGGTGAAGGTTAGGAGGTTAGCTCGCTCGTTTCGTTTACGTGACATATCTCGTATAGTTCCTGTATAGATAGGTTGTAACAGTCAGACCTGACGATATATCCATTGTCGCCATTGCGCTGGCCTTTCTTCAAGAACACAGCCTTGTCAAAGTACTCGGACTTAGGGATTCGACCCACTATCCACGCCTCATTCAGGTCACGGTTCATTCGTACAAACACGTACTCCTCACACTGTTGCTTTGCATTGTGGGAGATTATTGAGCACTCGTAGTGCGGCATAGGTGCAGAGTTACACATCTTAGTCTTCACGTCGATCTTCTCGCCGTTGGGACCCAACATGTCATAGTGTGCGGTGTTGCAACGGGTAGCCCCGAGGTAGTCAGCTACGATGATTTCACCGATGAATGCTGCTACGTAGTCGAGGCTCCCGTAGATGCTGCCCGATATGTGACCCATTACTGTTGCGTCTTTACGGGCTGCGTTGCGGATCTGTGGGGTTATTTTTACGTGTATCATGTGGACTTACTCAATTAGCCTATTGTAATTCGAGTCTACCACACAATAGCAGAAGAGCAAAGGGAGGAACTCAGCTCCAACCCCACGAACCTTCCATGCCACCGGCCTGATAATCAGTCACAGTGCCTTCAAAGAAGTTCTTGTGGCTCGCCCCGCCGATTACCCAGTCCAACCAGTCGAGTGGGTTCTCTTTCACCTTCCAGTTGCCTTTGAGGCCCAGCTGGATGAGGCGACGATCTGCGAGATAGCGTATGTACTGCTTGACCTCTTCAGGAGTGATACCGTTCACGACGCCCATCTGGAAAGCGTTGTCGATAACCTTGTCCTCGAGAGCAACACCCTTGCGGAACATATCGTAGATGCTTTTCTTGAATTCGTCTGTAACGATACGTGGGTGCTCATCACAGAAGGTACGGAAAAGTTTTACCATACCATCACAGTGCATGGACTCGTCACGGATTGACCACTCGACGATCTCACACATACCTTTCATCTTACCTTCACGCTGGTAGTTGAGAAGCATCGCGAATGCAGAGAACAGGGCCATACCTTCGTTCATCACGGAGAGTGCAATCGCACGTGCCATACCCGTGTGGCTGTTCATGTCCACATCGCCCATGAAATCCAGCTTGTCCTTCATTTCTTTCACGTCGATGAATGCGGAGAAGTCGTCTTCGGGCAGCCCCAGTGTGTCGTTCAACAGGGCGTAGCTGCGCTGGTGTACAAACTCACGGCACGCAAAGGAAGTGAGCATCGCACGAATCTCGTTGTTCTTGATCTTCGGGATGTAGTACTCGAGATAGTTCGTACCGACCTGCACGTCGCTCTGTGTGAACAGGCGGAGGATCTGAGTAATGTGGTGTTTCTCTTGTGCAGATAGCTTACCACCTTTCCACTGCGCCACGTCTTCCTGCAGCTTCGCTTCGTGTTCGCCCCAGTGAAGTAGTTCGTGGTTTACCGCGTACTCAACAGCCCACGGATAGTTGAAAGGTTTGTACGCTTTAGATTCTTCTAGTATCGACATTAGGTATTCCTATGAGGGTTTTGTTGTTGACGTTCATGTTGAGTGTATCACCGAGGAAGGGACAAAAAAAGACCCCTATGGGGGGTAGGGGTCAAATAGGTGCAACAACATGACTAGATAAATACTACACCCATGCTGAGTACAGGGCAAGCCTTTTTGTGTTCGCGATGTGAGGGAGTTCGTAGGTTATCTCAGCCCCGCGTACAGATGCTCGGTTAGCGACAGAGTGCTTACTCCGGGCCTCTTTTAGGTGGCGACAGTGCAACCACACATGGTTTAGACTGACTCCGTATTCGCTGGCGATTGATCGCATCGACACTCTGCTACGTAACATTTCTGCGATCCTACCCTCTTCGAGTGCTTTGTAGAATGCGCGTGTGTGCTTCGCCTTCATACAACCTCCTCCACACGTACACGATCGTGCCTCTTCTTGAGGTCCGCGACGTGCTGGTCAATCGCGTTGGTGGACACTCGGTAACAGTATGCGCGACCGTTCTCCCACAAAGTTATTCTGTACTGACTCATTCTATTCGTCCTCTGGTTTACGTGTCTTAGTTCTGATTCCCTCTCACAACCGTGCCGGTGGTGAAGAGTTGATAGCCGCTGCCCGAGCTAGTTACGCACGCAGCCTGTATCTCTTTGTTTGTACGAGCTACTGTCCAGTCGCCTGTAGTAGGGTTGACTGTCACGACAGAGTACAGGGTGCCCTCCCCGGTGTCACCTATAAAAACAAGGTCCTGCCCTCGTTTCTGTATCTCTTCTGTGAAGGTAGAGAGTGGCATACAAGTTGCAGGGAGCATGACTTCCTGCGAGTACGTTGCGGTGCTTAGTAAAAGTGCTGTGGTAGCTGCTAAGGTTTTCATCAGATTTCCTCTATGTAATATATCCCGTCCTTATGGATACAGACATCCTTGTAGTTGTCTTCATCGGGTTTAAGGGCGAGTGCCCCGCGTTTCTCTTCAAGTTTACGTATCGGTATAAATTTACGTTCGTCATTTAAAAGATCCTGTACCCTCTGATCTTCTTTCAAATAAACATATCCCCACAGAGAATGTCCATCGAACATACGGATGTATGCTTTAATTCTTTTTAGAGTCATCGTCAGGCTCCTCCGTGCGTATTACAAACCAGAACTTTCTAGCGTACTCGTTGTAGGTCGATACCCTTGATACCACACGCTCTGCGCTCTGTTTAGTTTCATAGCCTCTGTACAAGATCCCTTTTGCGTCTGCTACTGCCCACATCATTCGTCCCTCTTTTAAGTACGGGCGGGTAAGTACATCCCTAGCCTACCACAGTCAGTAATGTAAAAACCCGCCCGGTTTTCGGTGTCGCAGTTTCAGCGGTGTCCGCCTACTCCTTTACGAAGACTCCATTCTGCATCTTACCTTTACGGTTGTAAAGTATTCCGTATACATCGCGGAGGCATTCGTTCGCGTCGAGCCCCTTCATCTCTGCCAGTATGATGAGCACAGTCTGCATATCACCTATGGCGTCTGCGATGTCTATAGGGTGGTTGCGCGAGATTGCATCTTTCAATTCGTCGAACTCTTCCTGTAGCTTGCTCATCTGTCCTTCCACGGTGCCTTCGTCTAAGATACCGCGGTCCGATGCCCAGCCCAGAATTAAGTCGTTGATCATATATTTTTACTCCTAAAAAAGGGCTCCGAAGAACCCTGTGACGTTATTTGTTGAGGTATCTTACCCGTGACAGGAGACACACTCTTCTGCATCCTGCAGAGCGTTTCGTTCAATCGACACACCTACCTTGTCTGCCGTGAATCCTGCGTCTGTACGTAGGTAGTACAGGGATTTAAGCCCCGACTTCCACGCACGGATGTGGATTGCGTTCACGTAAGACTTCGGACTTCCTGCGGGGAAAAAGAGGTTGGCCGACTGCGCCTGACAGATGAAAGGTTGGCGATCTGCCACGTGCTCTACCACCCATCCCTGATCTATCTCGTAGGCAGTCTTGAACACTTCTTTCTCCTCATCTGTGAGGAAATCGAGCTTCTGTACAGAACCCTGTTCTACTACGATCTGCTTCCACACTTCGGCGGTATCCTTGCCTTTGCTGCGTAAGAGTCCCTGTAGGTATGGATTCTTAACGAGGTGAGCTCCTGCACGTGTACGGTGTGTGTACGCATTCGCTTTTGCGGGTTCGATGCTGGCGGTGCAGCCACAGATAATCGAACTGTTAGCGTTCGGGGCAATAGCCAGCACGTGTGCATTGCGGCGACCTGTGCCCTTCATGTCGGGCGCCTCGCCTCTCTCTTCACCCAGACGGAGGCTCTCTGCCACAGCCTGTGCATTGATGTCAGCAAAGACACGACGGTTGGTTAGTTTAGCGCTTATTCCTTCCCACGCGATTCCGTTGCGCTGGAGGTATCCGTGCCACCCCATTGCACCGAGTCCAATAGACCTTTCTCTTTTAGCTGAGTAAATAGCTTTTGAAAGTTCTCGCGGTGCGTTTCGGATAAAGAATTCAAGAACGTTGTCAAGAAGTCGGACGAGATCTCCGACCATTCCTGTGTCTTTCCAGTTGTCGTATTCTTCGAGGTTGACTGAGCTGAGGCAGCAAACGGCTGTTCTTTTCTCGTCAGTTGCGAGAGTGATTTCACTGCACAGGTTAGACCCCATAACCCGTAGTCCCAGTTCTTTCTGAGTTTCGGGAAGTCTTCGGTTGGACTCGTCAATAAAGTGAAGGTAAGGTGATCCAGTTCTGAAGCGAGCTTCGAGTATTCCTTGCCATAACTCTCTAGCAGGGACTGAATCTCGGATAGAACCATCTGCCGGGTCTCTAAGCTGCCATTCTGCTCCATTTGCTACTGCCTCCATAAAGTCGTCGGTGACGTTCACGGCGTTAAACAGGTTGAAACACTTACGATTGATGTCTCCCCCTGTCGGTAATTTAAAGTTGATAAACTCCACGATGTCGGGGTGCGACACATCGATGTAGGCTGCGTAGGAGCCCTTACGTGTGCGGCCCTGCTTCCACGCTGTCATGCCGGAGTCGACCACCTTCATGAAAGGGATGGGGCCCGGCGACTTGTCGCTGATACCGCGTACATCAGACCAGTGCCCACCGACACCGCCACCCTTCACGGATAGCCACGCTACCTCTGTGTTGTGGCTGATGAGAGATTCGAGGTTGTCGCCCACGTAGGTGAGGAAACAGCTGATCGGGAGACCTTTTACCGGCGCCCCTGCTTTAGGTGCGTTGCTCAGTACCGGACTTGCAAACATAAACCAGCGCTTACTCGCATAGTCATAGATACGTTGAGCGAATGCTAGGTCGCCCTCGCAGTAGGCCATAGCAGCACGTGCGAATGCTTCCTGCGGGGATTTTTCTTCAGGCAACATGTAGTAGTCGCGCAACAGGGCCATAGCCTGTTCGCTGAATGCAGCATCTCTGCTGGTGTCTATCTGTATGCTACCTTGTTCTGTGGTGTACGTTTCAATCATATTGTTCTTTAAGCGCCCGGAGGAGGCGCTCCCCATACCAGTTTGATTTACCCGCATTCTTCTGCGGAGTGTCTTTTTTATGTAACCTGAGAAGATATTTTAGTTGGTTACCCCTACAGTATCCAGCAAATTCCTCGGGTGTCAACGCCGACCGTATTACTTCTATGACCTGCATACCTTCGAGATCATAGTGTTCGGGGTTCTCTACGTCATCGTACTGCATGTTTGTGTCTCCATTTATGGAATCCTATACCCCATCGAGCGATAGGGTATGTTCTCAACATCCCTGAACCCGCTTTGTGCCGCTTCCTGTTTAAGTTGATGACCATACTCGAGTTCTTCAGCCGTTTTGTCTCCGCTAGGCTTTGCCTTAGCTTCCAGTATAGTTTGCTCACAATACTCCTCCAGTAATCTATTCAGGCCGTAGCTAACCAGTGACTTCACTGTATCGCCGTCCATATCCACAATCATGTGACCTGTCTCTTCATCGTACTCGACGATTTCAAAGCTACCCATCTTCATACCTCAACCCCTTTCATCTTCAGGTAGCACAAGGGCTGTCATTGTAGGTATGTACCACAGCATAGCCCAGACTACTTTTATTGGTTTCTTTTTAAAGCACATCCAGAGTTCTTTGATAAAGTTAACCATCACTCCCCCTCTAAGTAGACGTAATACTCACGATCACTGTCCTGTTCAACAACCCTCACTCCGTAAAGATCATCAGGTGCAGAGAACAGTACTTGAGCATTGTCGTCATACATCTCCAGTGCCTCTTTTAGTTCTTTAACAGTCATCACTCTAGCCCCACTCTTGCCCTTGTTTGCTTGATCGTTGCTTGATCGTTGCTTGATGGGCACTACCGTGCCTCCAGCGCTTTCCAGCTGATACTGAACTCAGGCTCAATCACTTCCTTCAGCATCCCGGCAAACGTAACAGCTTCCTGCTGCGCGCCCTCACCACTACGTAGTTTGTATACATGGAAGAATGCGAGGAGATTACCCGTCCATATGAAGTTCACCATCATACTCTGTGGCAACACCATACGTGCCATCTCTGGCGCAATGCCATCACGTATCATGTCACGATACATGTCACAGCATTGCTCAATGTGATCTTCGTAGAAGCGTGACCAGCGTGGAGAGAAAGGATGTCCGCTTCCTGATCCTTGTTTAATCCCATCCTCTGGGCGTTTGCGCCACCTGTCAGGGTGGTGGAAGTCCGGTATATTGTCCACATACCTGCGGCTAACTTCGTTCCATGTCAGCCCCGCCTGATGCTTCATTAGTTGACGAGCGAGGAATAAAGGTACACTGCAGCGCAACTGTATGAAATTATGCCGAAATGGGGTGTCGTGACGATGTCTAGCAAGGTAGTGAATAAGTCGCTCATCTTTACCTTCCATAGTACCGGTTGCTTTGTTAAAACTCACACGAGCCGCATTTACAACAGAAAGATCTCCGCCCGCCGAATCGATCAACTCTACTCTCATGCCTCTTCGTCCTCCTGCTGTGCGACATCTTCAAACGTCAGCTTGAATGCGCGACACTGTAGGTGGAGCATACGCTCCGTAGCCTTCCAGTTCAGCCTGAAGACCTCAGCCGGGGTTTTACACTCACCTACTTTAGAGTAGTAGTCATCCGCAATATGGGCGAATTCTTCTTTGAAAACTTGCGACTGGTGCTCTAGGTTAATTTTCATCAGTGTCTCTCCTGCGTAAAATCTACATGGATCACAGTCCC